TAACGCACCATCGTCATCAGACAGTGCAGATGTAGATTCGAACTCTGACTTATCATAGTTCCAGTATCCATCTACCTTACGAATCTTCAGTTTGAAGTTCGCACCCTGCCATAAATCGAATGGGTTGATTGGAGTCTCATCTTGAAACTCAGGTTGCATTGCCGCCATGATCTTGTCAAAGATCTTCTTACCATAACGGAAGAGGAAAACCTTACCCTCATTTTCAGGGTGTGCAGGATCAGAGACAATATACACATTAGAGTAATACTCTAACTTACGCTTCTGCTTACGAGCGATCTCTTTGTCAGACTCGACACCAGAGTTCCACAGTTCTGAGTTGAACTCAGACACGGGATCTTTCTGATTGAGTGTGGTGAGAGAGTTCTCGATGTACCACTTACCAGTTGGGCCTTGGAATGCGTGTTTCCACAGTTTCGCCCAAGGAAGATCTTCACCTTCTGGTTGAGGTAGGAAACGGATAACCGCATAACCATTACCTGACTTATCGAGTTCTGGTTTCCAGAGTCGTTCGTCAACGTAAGACTTTGAGTCGGTTTGTGGTGAGACTTCCTTCTGTACTTGTGTAAGAAGTTTGTCAAGTGAGTTGCTGTTACGCAATGCTGAAATAGACATATGTATGTTCCTCGTATGTTAAATTGTTTCTATCGTATGTTTACTTGTCCACATTTTTGCATAGTATAACTATGCGTTTCATAATGTAGTGTTCTATTTATACAGTAAAGCACTTGAAATGTCAAGGATTTTTTCAAATTCTTTGAAATCAATATACTTCACATTTTCGAACTCATCCCATTCCTCGATTCGAGCGTTGATCTTATCACCCTCAGTTAGTGGTTTAGGATTCACCTTCCAGAATGTGGTGTCTGGAAATTTTGTAAAATTCTGTTTGTGTTGCTTGATCCAGTTTACAGAGGGAACCTCATTGTAGTCTCCATCAATATAGTTCTGTGTAGACTTGTATACGTTGTTCACCTTATCTGTTGGACTGTTCAAGTCGAACCCAACCAGAAATACGTCTGTTGGATTATTCTCAGTGATTGCAATGTTCACTGCGATAGGGCCTGCACTCCAACCAGCAATGTCCTCATGGAACTCTGTTATCTGATCCTCGTCTGCAACCCAAGTTACCCAACACCCATGTTTACCCAACTTTGCACGAATGTCTTCGGCATCGAATGGGTGTCCCAATTCTTCCTTCTGCTTCTTGATCATGTTATACAACATCATGATCTTGTCGGGTTCAGTACCCTGCAGAACAAATTGAGTGTAACCCTTGCGTTCAGTTTCGTGAAAGAATCCTTCACCCCATCCCGCAAAGAATGATTCTGGTTGAACTACCATGTCATACATCTCGCCAGGCAACTTACCCCAGTTACGAAAATAACATCTGTTCTCCAATGCATATCCACTGTCGTAGACTTCCTGCATCATACCAGAATCCACACAGATCAATCCATCTGGCGTGAAGTCACGGTAAAGTGCATTACATCCATACACCTTACCGATTGTTTTTAGAACATCTAAGTTGAGAGGTTGTCTCGACTCACCGTTTCCAAGAACAAAGACTTTACTCATCATACTCCCTTTTGATGATTTCTAGTCCATCTACCCAGTCAAAACCAGACGCTTTGAAGAACCGTACAAGATTCTCGATAATCTCATCCATATTGTCTGCATGAAACTCTACATCAACGTTATAGTCTGGTTGACTAAGTTCTTCATTATACTCTTTGTAGTCCCGTGAGACTGAGAACCGAAATCGATTCTGAAAATTGTAATCCATCATACTAAATCCTCTGTCATTGGAAAGATGTCTGCAATCACCTTTGCACATGCGTGTGCGATTTCCATGTGTTCTTTCTGTGTTCCATTCGCACCACGCAGTTCAATGTAGTGTATCCAAGAACGTAATGTGCCATTCATGTATAGACGTGAGACTGTCAATCCTTCTGGTAACAATGCTCTTGCCTGTTCCTTTGCAATCCCAAGTTTGATTGCTCTCTTGTATTCCCGTTCTGCCATCCACATCACACGTCCTTGGATGCGATACCATTCACGATCAAGCTCTATATCATCAACCTCGATTGAGTTCTGACGATTCTTCTCATCCTGTAGTCTTGCTTCACGTCTAACAAACATCTGATCAAATGATTCATCAGGGTTTGCATATCGTTGACTGAACTCTTGGAACGAAAACGAACGATGTCGTAAGATCTGTCGTGCAATGTCACGAGTAGTCTCGATCTCAAGACACGCAGATACCATCTCCAATGGACTCCAGTGTTGATGCTTGATCAGATACTTGATCAGTTTCTCACTGGTCTCCTTGTTGATCTGGTTGGATGGGTTCGATACCCTAGCACAGAATGCAATAAGATCCTGTACATTCTCCAACCCCTGATCTAAGAAGTTCTCACTTGGTTTTGAAAAGGATACTAATTGTACCTTCATCATTTCTCCTAATTGGCGTCCCCTGCAGGATTCGAACCTGCGACCCACAGCTTAGAAGGCTGTTGCTCTATCCAACTGAGCTAAGGAGACTGACCCCTTACGCCCGTTTCCGATAACCACCAGAGTGGTTGTTTCGTGGAGGACGGCGACCAGATGCCTCTTTGAGACGCTCGGTCAGTTGTTTGTCACGCACAACTAACTCTGCGTTAGCGTACTCTAAGTCACGGATACGTTGTTTCAAACGCTCCACCTGTGTCACCGCATGATCACGCTGACGGATTAGTTCTGCAACATTTTCTGTTGCTTCATGAAGATCGGACATCATGTTTCTCCTGTACCATCGATCTAAGAATTAGTTTACATTTAACTGAGTCAAATGTCAACAAAAGTTTATACTTTTCAATTACTTTTTTCTTCTCAGGCCATACAAATTCCTCGTCTATGTCCCTGTCAAATTGACCAATAAACCCTAGTACAGAATCTAGGATCACCATAGTTTCCAAACTAATTCGTTTGGACAGATATTGTTTTAACAACAAAGGGTGTTGCCCATTCTTGCAGTCAAACAATTCATTGAAATCCTCAACCAGATCAGTTGCGTATTCCATTTCAGATTGAAAGTTGTAAGTAAGTGATTGGGTACGTTTCTTCCACTCCAGATAATTTTCGTCACTGAACTCACCGATCCATCCTTTAGGGGATGCAACAAAGTTAGCGATGAAATAATCCTCAGTTTCTTTCCCGTACTTACGTCCTACCTTTGCAAAGAAGTAACGATCCTTTCTTTTAAGGAACGCATCCATCTTTGTGTTAGTCTTACCGCCATATTTGCGATAGTCGTAGTTTGAACTGAAGTGTGCCTTGAGTGCGATGTACACCTTGTAGGCATCGAATGCGTCCATTATACAGGTAGTTCACTTACTCTTGGTAAAAAATTTAGTCGCCGTGCGTCTGCCTCGATCTTTTCTTTGAGTCCTTTTGAAATCAGAGACTTCACCGTTGATGGATCAATCTCATTCTCTTCACAATAATAAAGAACCGCTTCCATATATGTCATACCACTTAGACGAACTAAATCCTCTATATGGATACTAAACTTTTTGGGGGTCATCATACTCAATGTGTTATCTCCACGGGTTAATAATAAAGGGTGAGGGACTTCTGTTGCCAAGTGTCCCTCTGAACTCCGCTAACCTTTATCAGGCAGCAAGTGCGTAATTGCTATCGTTTGCAGTTACATTTAAGTGAATTCTCTTTTGACCTTCTTTGTACCTGTCGAACCTAGTCACCCCCATCATAAACACACTAGCAAACTAAAGGAGTTAGAAAAACTAGTGTGTTTATGGTGGAGGTGGAGGGAATCGCACCCTCGTCCAAATACCTTCCAATCAACGTCAACAAATTCAGTATTATTTATACCACAGACTCGCTTATGAGTCAAGGGTTTCCTTCTCCCACTCTGCAGTAAAATTGTCAATTGCATCAACCAACAGTGGTAGATAATCATGTTTTGTCTTGACGAATTCTTGTACAGTACCATCTTCTGTTACAACCAGAATAACAATCTGTTCAATAGATTCACCACAACGTTCTTCATACATCTCTGCA